GTACTACATCTCATAATGGAAAACCCGACACAGAAGCAATGACTAGAAGAAGTCAAGCTCATCACGAAGCAAATAGGAGAAAATTATCAGCTAAAAGTAAAGCTCTAAGAGCATAATTTATATGGCAACAGCAAGAAGTAAGGCATTAAAAGGGGAGAAGAAATCAATGTGGTCAGGTGGTGAATGGGGAAAGGGAAAATTAGACCGTAAAGAATACAATAAGAGATTTAGTAAAGCTCAAAAAGATATCAATAAAACATTTTAAATAAATGGACGAAGATAATTTCCAAAGAAATATCAGTGCAGTAGACGACCTAGTTAGTTCTCACACTAACAAAGTTTATACTGGTAACTCTGACGAAGAAGGAGTAGTAGGCGACTATCAAGACGAACTATCCCTAGACCTCTCGGATGAGGAACTCTTAGACTTAAAGAAACAATATGAAGGCGACTATGCTCCTTATTCTTCTAAAATAGTTCCACGACAAAAAGAGTGCAAGAAATATCTACTCGGCTTACAGTTCGGCAACACCAGACGACAAGTGCCAGTATCTAAAAACCTATTATTCCAAAGCACAGCTACATTCGTTCCGCAAGCATTAGCTAAAAACCCAGAGCCAGTTGTCTTTAGCGATAACACGCCACAAGGTAAAGAAGCAAGTAAAGGATTAAAGACAATGCTTCAATTCCACGCAGAGAACTTCTTACTTAGAAAGAAACTAGGAATTATGGTTTGGCAATGGGGAGTTTACTTCACAGCTATTCTTAAATACGGTTGGGACGAAACTACTAAAGACATCACAGTAGAAGTTAGAAACCCCCAGAACTTCCTATTTGAACCCACAGGCTATGTAGATGAGTTTGGCGACTTTGTAGGTTGGATAGGGGAAAAGATAGAAACCACAGCCCAGAAACTTATTGATACTTTCCCAGAACATAAGGCGTATATTTTAGAAAAGGTTAAAGGAAAGGCAGGCACGAAAGTTGTCCGCACAGAATGGTGGACTGATGAATATTGCTTTACTACCTTTTTTGACAAGGTGTTAGACAAACACAAGAATGAATTTTACAACTACGACACCAAAGGGAAATCAACCGAAGAAAGCGAAGCTGGAGAGGAAACATTAAAAGGTCATAATCACTTTGCGAAGCCAAAGATGCCTTATACTTTCCTCTCTATCTTTTCTTTGCAAGAACAACCTCACGACATCACAAACTTAATAGAACAAAACATAAGCAACCAAGACCAAATCAATGTCCGTGATGAGCAGATAGACCGAAACTTAAAGTCAGCGAACAATGCGGTGGCTATATCAGGCGTATCTTTCAACCAAGAAACAGCTAGCCAAGCGGTGCAGAGCTTTTATGAAGAAGGCTTCATCTTAGTGCCAGACGGAAATGTAGATGGGGCTATAAAGCGTATTCCAGCTAACGATTTACCGTCAGGCATATTCACCTCACAAGAGAACGCACAGAACGCTCTAATGAGCGTATACGGCACGCAGGGGCTTGCTGCAAGTGCACCAGACACAGACCAAACAGCTCACGGTATGGTAATCAACACTAACCGAGATAGTTCCCGAATAGGCGGAGGTGTAGGAGAAGCTCTTGAACAAGTCGCCGCTAACTTCTTTAATAAACTAACCCAAATGTATTATGTATTCTATGACGAACCTCACTTTGCTGCTGTTATGGGTAACGGTGCTGCAGTCTCTTATATTCAATTACAAATGCAAGACGAAGAAAGGCGGTTTATTGTGAATGTAAGTCCGAACAGTATGGTTCCAAAGGACGAAGTTTCCGCTCAAAATTTAGCAACCCAGTTGTTTGAGGCTGGGGCGTCTGACCCACTTACTTATCTAGAAAATATTGACGACCCTGACCCACAAGAAGCGGCTTTACGAATGATGATTTTCCGCACTAATCCCCAACAGTATATCCAAAACTACCTAAGTCCAAGCCCCGAACAGCAACAGCAAGGAGTAGGACAACCACAGCAAGGTCAAATCCCTAATCAGGGTGGGGAACAAACCCCCACATTATCAGCACCAGCAGACTCGTCATCTCTGGCACAGGTTGGAATGGCAGACAATGCCCAACAGCCGAATATTACAAGTTAATTTTTAATAAAATGTATAACCAAAATATAACAGGAGGGTTCGTAACAGGAGGAACTTGTCCATTTTGTGGAACATGTCCGTATTGTGGAATGGGGGGGAACTATCCATTATATCCAAATGGAATTGGTGGTGTTTCGTGTGAAACAACACCTCAAATACAACGCTGTGATGGAATACCTAATGCGTGTAATCAAAGTGCAGGGCTAGGGTCGGACACCGCACAAGGCGGAACATTATCAGGAACACCTAATATAACAACTTAAGTATATGGGATTTATGAATAGAGAGTATTTACAAAAAAGAGGCAAAGAAATAGGAAAAGAAAGAAGTGAAACCAGAGGTGCGAGGTCTGCAAGTAAGGCTTCCACTCCAAGAAGTAAAGCGTTGATAAGCAAAAAAGGATTAAAAAGAAGCAAAATATAAAGCAAAGCGAGAAGAAATGGAAGAAGAAGTAAAAACCCCAGAAGTAGAAAGCGAAGTAACTGCAAGCGAACCAGTTGCCGAAGTAGACACTGCAACAGTTTCAGCAAGCGAGTAAATTGAAAATTAAATAGTTATGTCCGTTCTGCGTCAGTGGACACTAAATAAAGACCAAGTAAATCTTTAATCATAACGGCTTTTGCGGTTGAGCCATCAATTCAACCCAAGTAAATATTATGGAAAAAGAAAAAGTAGTAGATAGTTTTTTAGCAGGTTTGGAAGAACCGAATGTAGAAGTCGGTGACGAACTTGCACTCTTCCCAGAGGAAGAGGAAGTCAAAGAAGTAGCCGAAGATGCTGAAAAGCGTATTCCTTATTTCAAAGACGAGAAGGTTCAGAAGTTTATACAAAAAGAGATTAAAAAAGGTCTTGAAGGGTATAAATCATCTGAACAAACTTTCAAAGAAGAAGTTTCGCAAGGAGAACCAAAGTTTATATCAGACCTTAGAGAGGTAGTAGGCAATGATACTCCTAAAAAAATTGAAGCTATGGATAACCTAAGAGATTCTTGGAGTAATCTAAGCAAGCAAGCAAGACAGAACGCTTTGAATGAAATTCTTGAAGCTCAACAAGAAGCCGAAGAAAATGAGCAAGCAGAGTTAAGCGAAGCAGTAGACGAGCTAGACGAAGGACGAGATGAGATTGAAAGCCACTTTGGGAAACCATTGACAGAAAAACAATGGGACGCCTACAAGGATTACTTGTTAGACATAGAACCAAAAGGCGGTTATCAAGAATATCCCGACTTCATTAAAACCTTTGATTATTTTAGAAAGGTAAATAGTCGCTCTAACGCAACCGCTAAAACTCTCGCTTCAAGGAGTATGGAACGCTCTGCCCCCGCATCTAACCAAGAAGCACCGAAAGGTAATTCGTGGAAAGATTGGGAAGCAGAGAAGGAAAAACTCTTGAATAGGTAATTATTAGTTAATTTTATCAGTTATAATCGTTCAGTGCTTAAAAGTTTGTAAGCTCTTTGACAAAGGTAAAATATGGTGTTATGTTAATAACTTCCTTTACAACTACTAACTAATATGATAGTATGTAGTTATGAAAAAAGGACAAAAAATGTCGAAGGAACAAAAGGCAAAAATAGCTTTAGCTCACAAAGGTATGAAAGCTACCGAAGAAGCTAAACTAAAAATGTCTCTTGCTAAAGCAGGTAAGCCATCTTGGAATAAAGGCAAACCTTCTCCTTGGGCAGGTGCTAATGGATTCAAAAAGGGTGTATCTTCTTGGAATAAAAACTTAAAATGTCCTGCTATCAGTGAGAAAATGAAAGGTAATACTTATGGTAGAGCAAATAAAGACAGATTTTTTTCAAAAGAAACTCTACTTAAAATGAGTCTTGCTAAAAAAGGGAAACCATCTAGTTTTAAGGGTAAAAAACATTCCAAGGAAGTTAAAGAGAAAATGAATTTGGCTAGAATTAAGTATGTTAATTCTTTGACTAAATCTCAAACTGATTTTCTAAAAATTAGAAATCGTCTCGGACAAATAAAGCGTTATAAAAAGATAAATCCTAACTATGTAATACAAGGTAGGAACGCTAGGATTGTAAATAACGGAGGTTTTCATTCAGAGAAAGAATGGAATGAATTAAAAGAAAAATATAACCTTACTTGTCCTTGTTGCCTTAAAAAAGAACCCGAAATAAAATTAACAAAAGACCACATTTTACCCTTGTTGAAGGGTGGAATGAATAACATAGAAAATATACAACCTTTGTGTATGCTATGTAATTCTAAAAAACATATACAGATAATAAAGTACTGAAACTAAACTTATTTGCCACCAGATATCAATATACAGACAACAACCAATCAGTACTTGGCTAAGTACTGGGTAGACCAAACACTCCGAGACAATGCGTTCTTCGGAATGATTCTAGGTAAAACAAAGAAATGGGATGGTAGCCAAATGCTCTTTCCGATTAAATATCAGAAAGGCGTTGCTACAGTTGCGTTCAATGGATTTGACCAACTTCCTACATCTCAAAATCCAGTGTCAGTAAACATGACATTTTATCCTTGCTTCAGTGCTACTAACGTAGCTCTAGCAGGCACCGATATTTCTATTAACAAGACTAACGAACAAAAAATCAATCTTTTGGAAGTGACTATGAAGTCTCGTTCACAAGATGCCGCAGACGATGTTGGTAATTTCTTTCAAGGAAATGGCACATCATTCGGTGGTAAAGCGTTCGCTGGACTTGGTAATATCGTAGATAACGGTTCAGTCGCTTCAACCTACGGCGGACTCTCACGAGCCACCTATCCAGGCTTGAACGATTATCAGGTTTCCTCTTCAACATTATCTCTCTTGCTCGTTCGTCAAGTAAATAACAACATTACTGATGGACGTGTACGACCAGATATTTGTTTGACCGATTACCAGACTTGGGCTTACTTTGAACAGCTATTACAGTCTTTTCAACGCAACACTTACTCCGATTTCCGCAAAATGGATGCTGGAGCAGGTTTCAAAGCCGATGGTATGATTTGGGACGGATTAGAAATCTTCCGCGACAAGAAAGTAGTAACTGGAACATTCTACGAACTCAATAGTGAATTCCTAGAATTTTACGGATTGAATTGGTGGGAAGGAGAGCCAGTTAAACTTGGCACTGAACTCATCAAAGGCAACATCTACAACTTTAGCCCAGCAGGTGCTACAAAAGCATTTACTTGGACAAAGTGGATTCATGCTTACAATCAAGGAGCTATCAATGGCTTTATGATTATGGGAGGACAGCTCGTCTGCACCGCTCCATTCCGTAACGGAAAAATTACTGGCATAACAGGAATATAATAGTCGTATATTCTTTAACACGTTTAAAAATATATGATTCTTATTGAAAATAACGAACCTTACATACGAGAAAACTATGCAGTAAATACTGTAGGACTTGCAACAAACTATCCTATAGCTATAAACAACACGATAACATATCAAGTTCCAGTAACAACTCCAACAGGTAATGTTACATTAACAGTAGCTCAATCAGGTGGAACTTTCTTGTTTAATTCTGCGTCAGGATATACATTTACACTTCCTACTGCAACTCCAGGATTAACTTATCAATTCGTTGTAACTACAAGTGTTACATCAAATGCTGACAAGGTTCTAACTACTGGAAGTGCCTATTTTGTTGGAGGACTTACAGTTCAAGGTGGTTCATCTGCTACTGTATTCTTCGGAAATGGAACATCACACATTGATATTTCTCAAAATGGTTCTACTACAGGAGGATTGATTGGTTCAATCTTTACAGTAACTTGTTTGACTGCAGGAGTTTGGACAGTAGAAGGACAATTTAATGGTTCTGGCACACAAGCCACACCATTTGCAACATCTTAATTATCAACTAACATTAAAAAATATGATTTTAACAGACTTCAAATCTTCCCCATTTCCTATCTACAACACTGGAAATATAGGAAACGTCAACTATTCAGGAACTGCAACCGCTTTATACAACGGTTACACAGGAACTGGGTTGAATAGTGTTCCTGATACGAGTCTTGATACACTCCTTAACTCAAAATGGGCTACGGATAATGGTCAAATCTTGACCCTCGTATCAAATAGTGCAAACGCACAAGTAGCAGGAAACCTATTGCAGTCCGCAGCAGAAATTACAGCTTTTGAAAAGCTCGCAATGACTGTACCAACCGCTACTCCTGCAACACAAGGTACATTTGCTATCCTTGTAACAAACGGAGCAACTGTATTGAACGTAAACCAGTTTGCAGGTGGCTATCTAGTAGTCGCTTCAGGAACTGGTATTGGTCAAACATTAGAAATTGCATCTCATCAAGCTGCGGCTGCGAGTGCTAATTTCATTGTTACGACTGTAGACCCAATCACTGTTACCCTTGATGCAACATCAAAAGTTTCTTTAGTATCGAACCCAGCAAAGAACGTAATTATTATGCCTACAACTCCTACAGGAGTACCAGTAGGTGTAACACTTTACGCTATGCCAGCTTCAGTTGCTAACACTTACAATGCAACTTATGGAACTTTGACAACCGCAGGAACGCCTCAATACGGCTTTGTGGTATCTCACGGTCCAGTTGGTTGTTTGATTGACTCTTCTGTAACAGGTGTTTGCTACCCATTGGGTGCAAAGACCGCTACAGCAGGTGCTTTAGGTATCGCAACATTAACATCGTCCCCACAAATCGCTATCTCAATGCAAACATTGACTTCAGCCAACGTAGGAATGGTATACATGCAATTGTAGAAAACTTAATAGTTCTATCCCGACTTTCTCTATCAATTTCGACTGGTAGAGAAGTATCGGGACAGAACAGTTCTTATTAAAAACTAATCAGGGTAACATCAGGTTCCAAAGGAACATCTGGTTACATCCGAATTAAAATATGCCCCCATTCAAACATGAAGTAGAAGAGTATGACGCTGATTTTGACGGAGTCTTTAGATTTACTAATCCAACAGACGAGGACTTTGATTACAAGTGGAATAATGTAATTTACACTTATCCTGCTAAGCAAACAGTCCCAATGGTTATTAAAAATGAAACGCCAGAACACGTGCAACAAATTAGAAAATATGCTGCCAAAGCTCTAGCGGAACGTGAATACTATAAGACTAAAGGATTCAAGGAAATCAGAAACGGCTTGAAGAACAAGGAAATGGGATACAACGTGA